TCGACGCTTAAACATTTTCTTAGGCTTAATCACTTTTACCATTTTAATTCGCTATAACGACCACTTTGTTGGTCGCTTTGCGAGTTTTATTGTTTTTATTTTTAGGAGGGTTATATTTCTCATGAATTTTTATGAGTTTTTCAGTTTTCTTAATTGTTTTCTTTTTAAGTGGTTTGTATGTTTGTTGTTTTGATCTGTCAGCTTTCCCCTGCATCCAGGAGAGCGGCTTCATGAGGCCAGGATCCTTTAGACCACTTGACCACGATGAATAACCTAAGTTGGAACTGTTTACAATGTCAGAGTCCCCAGTGGGGATTGCTGGTTCGAAAGCGGTGCCGCTGGGCCCGCTGTCATTGGGCTCCTCGCCCGGATTGTAAACTACACCTGTATCAACAGGTGTTCTCAACGCTGGTTTCTTCCCGCCGAACATTGTACTGAGCACCGCCATCGCGCCAGCTGAGTAACCAATGAGGCCACCAAGCGGCAGAAGAAATGCCATTTTGTTACGTGCGAGTGAATTGCCGTGCTTTACTAAATTTCCGTAGAGTTTTCCACGAAAGCCCAAATTATGAGTCTGTGTTTGAAATTTATTATCAGCGGCTTCAAGATCTTGATCATTAAGTGCGAGAGCGTACGCAGTGTCATGATCACGACAAGCTGAATCCAATGGTCCATTAGGAACCGTTTTGCCATTAGCAACACTGGGTTGAATTCGCCCATCAGAATAATACATTCCACAATAATTAGTTGTTAAATCCATAACAACATATATTTTTATAAATTTTCCGTTTTATTATTTTTATTGGTTTTATTTTTCCGCCATGGACGACCTGATTACAGGTCTTTTGTAGTGAAATCTTCCAACAGATTGTAGTCCACACAATCTGTTAGATTCTTTGACAAAACTGAGAGCAACTGCTCCTCAGCTTCACGGGCTGTTATACCGTACCTTTCTTCAAAAAATGAGAAGGTGTCATCATTGGGTTTATGATTAGAGCTGGCCAAACTTTTGTAGACCGATCTGTCGTCAACATAACTCTTTTTCGCTGTTTTCTTCAGCAAACCCAACTGGTGTTTCGCATAAGCGCCAAGAACAGGTATATAACCAGCTTCGACGCGTAATCCTAACAGCATCCCTTTCACCTCTCCTATATCTAGTTTCCTTAAAGAAAATCCAATTTTGGGCAATCTCTTGCCTATCTTTGGACCCAGAACGAAACCGTCTGTTACTGGCCAGAAGAGTGATGAACAATATTCAACCTCATACCACTCATGTTTAATTTTCAACTTGGTGGTGAAACCTAATTTTTTGTTGGTTTCAAGGATGTATTTTTCCAAATTCGCTTTGCG